ACTTGGTTTATCTTTGAAATAATTGTCCTCATCTTTAGTCTTAAATCTGATTTCTATATCTGCTTGAGTATTCCATGCTGACTTAAATTTCAATGGTATCTCAAAATTCCATGTTGATACTGCTAGGTTTACAGCACGTTTTAATTGTCGTTTAGATATTAATTTTAATGATTCATGGTATTCAATATCATAGGTCAATACATCTTTTTCCCACTTGTGTTGCCATTCAGTTTGTTCTGATACAAATTCTACTTTACCATTCAGTTCATTACGGATAATTATGCAATCAGGCTTCATGATATAGATAAAAAAAATGTCCTAAAAAAGTAAAATTTAGGCTGGTTGGTTTTTGTGCTTTATGTAATCTGCACCAATAACGATTGCTATTGGAGCTAACAAAGCAACTGCTGTTGTTTCGTTCAATGCTAATTGGTTAGTTGCTGTCCACAGAGCAATCAAGCCCGTATATGCACCAAGAGCATAATATCTTAAATTTCCTGACATTAAAAATCTCTTATTTTGCTAGTATATATGGTGTTTAGTTGTATTTGATAACTGGAATATCTATTTCTACATCTTTTGAGGCTCGATAAAGTGCAATATTATAATTCATATCGTGTGAAATATCTGTTAAACACTTTGGACATGACCGTAAATACAATGGATATGTATCTTCTTTTTCAAAAAATTCTCTGACTTTAGGTTCACGCAACAATCCAATGCTTCCATACTTTTCTGAATAGTCCATTAACTGTGCTATCCTGGCTATTGTTTCACCTGTTTCAATCATAAACGTTCCCATGATCTTCTCATACTCTCCAAAGTCCCTTCTCAAATCAATCATACCTTTTGAATTTTCTATGTTTGCCCACATCTTAACATAGTTAGTTAATTTCAATTCAACATTACCTATCTCATCATCTATGATTTTTTGAACATCATCTGATTTGTTGTATCTGTCTATGAGTGTTTCAAAAGTTAGATGAAATTTGTTTGCTAGTTTGCTACATGATTTTAAATAAATTAATTCCCTGGTTGTTTTATTTGATTTTGGTTTTAATGGTTGTTGCATAGTTTCTTTTTTTGTTTCTTTTGCCCTTTGCTCTACACCATTAATTTTAATATTATTGAATTGATTCTTTTCTATTGTTATAGATGGATCATTAGTTTCTATGATTTCCCAATTCTGATTTTCTAATTCGGAACTGTGTTCCGTTTGTATATAGTTCCGTTTGTAATTATCAGGTAAAATTTGTCTAATATAGCGATCAGTGACCGTTATACCCTCTTTACTTAATTGAGAATATAGATAAGAACTAATACCTTCAACCTTAATATCAATCATTTTATATTCAATTTGGTTATTAATAATTTCAGCACACTTTTCTAAGTAATCTTTGAGTGTATGTTTTTCCCATTTCTCATAATCACTTCTGAATTGTGCTAATGTATCATGCCATTGTTCCAATAGGAAATGCTCATCTGACACAAATTAGTATTTAAATGGTAACTAATAAGGTTGTTCCATCAAACTTAAATATCATTATGACTTACATTTATTGATAGATATGTCCCAAATATTTACAATACATGATGTAAAATCATGTGAGATTTGCAAAGAACCTATGAAAGAATTGCAAGCTAGTAGATACACCTGTCTAGCTTGTGGTTTGACAGAAGATTAGAATTAATCTATATCTTCATCAATAAAATTCTTGCCACGTTTTTTGCCTTCTACTGTTACTTTGTCCCAAATATCAAATATGTGTTCTTGAATTTCTTTTTCTTCAACGTCACCAATATCTTCTTTTGATCTGACTATCTTCTTAATGTCTTGGTTTCCATATTCAACTGTTATATCCCTGACTAATTTTCCCTTGTCTTTTTGTGTACTGGCTTCACCAATATGAAGTCTAACACGAAAGAATGGAGTTGCGTCAAAATCTGACATTATATATTCCCCATATCCACTCCCTGTTCCTCTAGTTCCATAATCCTTCTTGTTTCCTCTGCGTCCATAAAACTCAATATTTCAGAACAGAAATACACTGAGCTATGAAGTTGACTATATGATTCACCATGTCCAAAACTATGTCCTTTATCATCTATGATGAAATGTCTATCACCACTATTTGACACTCTTACATTTATTCCTGTTTTTTTCTGTATATGTTCCAAACATCTTTCAACTTCTTTTTCGTATTTGCTAGTCATACTTTCAACTCCAAGTATTCCCCAGATATTCTATAATGTTGTTTTGCTAAATTCATTATTCTTTCAACTTCTGCTATTGTTATTTCAGGTCTTGATTCAACTTGTTCAGTTGAAATAAACTGACTACTGAATCCATTGTCTAATGCGTCTATTGACATTTTTATTGCTCCTGTTCTTCTATCGCTATTTTTACCACAAAAACGGTGTCCATTTCTTAGGTGTAGTGTTGCTAATTCTGCTATTTGTTTTAAACTTTCCATACTATAATATTCTATCAGTACAATATAAATTAATCCTCATCTTCATAATCATCTCCTTGTTCCCACCATTCAGGAGGCTCAACAGGAGGGTTTGGATCAACTCTTTGGAAACTCAATATCTAGTCTTAATAGCATATCTGATAAATGCTCTAATTCTACCTCATCAAGATTTGTGACTAGACTGACCAAATATATTATATCATTCATTGTTGTATTCCTCAATATTTTCTCTCACTATATCATCATACAATACTCTAAAAAGATTGAATGTTTTTTCATCTTCTATTGAAGGGTGCTTGTCTTTGAAGGCTAAATTATACCATCTTAAAACACTTGCATAATGTTCTTCATAGATACCTACATCATGATCTATTCTAACCATGTTGGCTCACCTTGTTATTGTATGCGTCAAATGATACTGTCCATGTTCCAGGCTTTGAAGTTTGAAGTTTATTGCCTTTTTGCTCGAACCATTGATCAACGTTATTTCTTACTGCTGACGTAAAGCAACCTGAATTTACAAGTATCTGTTCCTTAGTGTCCCATGTATTCTTCTTATCATTGTAGAAAAATGTGTCACGTTTAATTCCCATTGGGTCATGTAGGTGTCCCATCTGATAAATATCTGCTTCACAATTTACCGTAAGATTCTCCAATGCTCTAAGTGTCCCCCCTCCACCTGCTCCATGATTGACAAACAATGTCTTTTTCATCATACTCTTATCCTTGAACCTAATATCTAATCTGACAAATGCTTTACTTCCTAAGAAGGTTACATTTTTTATTTTACAATATCTTTTCATGTCACCTTCCGTTACTACTCTTGATTTGTATTCATGATTCCCCCATTGTAGATACCAAATCTTTTCCATGCCATAATGTTTAAGATAATAATCTTGTTCTTCAAATAACTCACTACACCTCTCATCAAACTCATCTTGTTGTTCTGCTAGTGTTCTTAATGCTACTGCCTCATCTTTGAATCTTGGATCACCTGGTAGAATTAAATCAAGTTGATCCCCCCCAAACGAAGTAAATCTGTAAGGATCATCTAGAATGTCATTAACCCTTCTTTCAAACAATTTCTCTTGGAAGTTAGTATTGCCTATATGTACGTCACTTAGATTTTCCCAGTGAACTATTGTATCAATTTTATCTAATTCTATGATGATGTTTTTAGAATACAACTATTACAAGTTGGCAAATCATCTACTAAAGTAACAAATACATTACTACTAAAACATATATGACATAATCCATTATCCATTTCTTATCAACCTCAATATCTCTTTATCAATGTAGTCATAAATATTTACCTCCAACTCTTTACAATCTGCTAGATTAACCACTATGAGTTTAATGTTATTGCTTCTGAATAATTCATTTCTCTTTAAAGTTTTTTCAACCTTCCTGTCATGTACTGCTCCATCAATTTCTGCTATCCACATACCGTATTTATCAATCCATAATAGGTCAGGATTCTTAACGTGATGGTCATTAAGGTCAGCCCTTGTTACAAATTCCTTAATGCTCTTTAATTTGTTGTTAATGTTGAATAGAAGATATGCCTCACGCTTGACTTTTACTTTATATTTTTGTCTAAGATATGAAGCAATTTGAATTAGTTGCTCTGTATCTGATTGACCATTCTGCTTCTTTTGACCATAGGCTATGCCTGATTGTTTACCTCTTATGGTAATTCACAGTCCTCACATTTGCCTATTCTTCTTTGAGATTCAATCAATAATTCTTCTCTACAACTCCTACAAAATTTCTTATTCCTCATTCTTACTCACTTTTCCATAAGCACAATCTATACAAATCCTGTTTAATATTTCGTTTTTGACAAGCTCTTTATGCTGTTTACATTTCTTACAGAAATCAATCATTGTCTTTTTAACACTCCAACTTTTGGCTCATACAACCACCCTTTAACCTTCCTTGCTTCAATGTATCTTAATACCATGTCGTCAGTATAAAACATTTTTTGATTAGATAATAATTCAATCGCCAAATCTTTCAAGTCCACCAATCCGTCTTTATCTTTTAATGCTAAAGTCCTAAAACAATCTTCAAAATATACCTCCTTGTTTGTACTATGTCCCCTCAAGTCCATTTGACTAATACCTTTTTCAACGTTCATTCCTAATGTTAACATACATTCCTGATAGAATTTGATAACATCTTCAACTATCTTTGTATCAATTTCTGTCTTGAATAACATCTTTGCCCATGCCTCACACAGTCTTTGAATACCCTCCATCTGTCTAGTTTGAATTGGTAATGATCCATTATCTTGTTCGATTTGGGTAAACTCTACAAATCTATTAATGAGTAATTTTTCTGCCTCTATTGTGAATACAGGTTTTAACTTTCTTAAATAATTCAATAGTCCCTGCACCCATTTAGGATTAGCAACTTGATCATTATCCCCCCTCTTGTTTTTAGATATATGTAACATCTTTGCCCTAATCTCATTCTCACTTGTATCGTGTTTTAATCTAATCATTACATCAAATCTAGATATGGTTGAAGCGTCAAAAGGTAAATTATCAATCAGGTCTTTTCCTTCACTCCATCTTTCATTCTTAGGATTAGCACTTGCTATTATTCCTGTTTTACATTCTGCGTCAGCCATGTGTCCACCTTTATTATATTTAGCGTGTTGTTGTTCCATAGCAACGTTAAGTTTTTTCTGTTCTTGTTTAGGCATTTTGTCATATTCATCTACCATTAAATGACCACCATTGTTCATAATCATAGCACCCTGTCTTAAAATTTTCATGCCATCATATTCATCTAGTGCAAATAATATTCCTACACCTGTTGAATTACTGCCATCAATCATAGATGATTTACTTGCTACTGTATTAGCAAACTTTACCAATTCAGATTTACCTGTATCTGCCTCACCTACTAACATTAAATGAGATTCTTTTCTATACCCATTAAATGCTGAGCCTCCTAATAGAGCCAAGTATAATGCCTTTTTTTCTAATTCCCTTCCATAAATTTTAGGGCAGAATGAGGCAATTAATTTCTCAAAATATTCATCTTCCTGAGTTAAAGCAAATTCTTTGGCTACTGTTAATTCACGTTCTGACAATTCAACATCTGCTTTTTCTTCTAGTTCTTTAATTGATATTGTATCAATGTATAATATTTTTTGTGATTCAGCCTTTACTCCATTTTTTGGCTCTTGGGTAGAATAGATACCAATGAATCTTTTTGTTTGACCTGTGGCAATATTGTTTGTATCATTTCCATGAAGTACTGATTGAATGACTACTGGATTATTGTTTCTTGCTTTTGATTCTGTTTCCTGTATCAGTACACTTTGAATATATTTGCCAGTTTCAATTTCATATTTTTTTGGAGTTTGTCCGATGATAGTACAATCAAACTGAATTACCCTACCCAAATCAAACTCTCTTAGATCAGATAAAGTAATAATTGGAATGTCGCAAGTATATGTGACCTTAACATTATCAACCCTCTCATGAAATTTAGTCATATCACTTAGATAATATTTTGTCATTTCTTGTTTGATTATGGTATCTTTAGTTTGTTCTGCTCCACCTGCTATGTTATCTATTCTATCTGCAAGTACATCTTCTGACATACTGTCCACTTTGCTTGTAGCCCATTTTTTTACACTATACGTTTCAATGGCACTATGAACAGCGTTTTTAATTCTTTTTCCTAAATCATGAGTTGTAGCCTGTATAAATTCCATATCATCAATAACAACATGATATGATCCTTTGACCATAACTCTAGATAAATCATGATTCAATAATATATCCCTTAAATCATTCTCATGTTTTGAGGCTGTTTGATTTATTTCACCCTCTTTTGCAAAATCCATTATCAATTCTTGATCAATAAATTTGCTAAAAGTTTCTTCCATAGTTAACCCTTGGCTCATTTTACTTGCCTTGAATCTGTTGTATCGGTCTTTATCACCACTATACTTGAAAGAAATTACGTCACTCATATCTAATAAAATAAGCTTACTAGCTTACCGCTAAACCCCCTTATTGACAATGTATCTTTTTTCATCTTTTATCTCTTTAATTCTTTGAGTATAATATTGTTCCTTTTTATCCAATTCTGATAGTATTTTTAAATCAGTTTGAGATAATTCTTTCATCAGTATCTTCCTATGTCTTTGTTCAACACTCTTTTGGCTTTAGCATTTCTTGGAGCTATTGCTAAACGTGTTCCACAGCATGGACAATATGTAAAGTCTTTGATATAGTATTCACACTTTCTACATCTTGAATACCCTTCTCTAAACGAATTTTTGTGAGCTCTTGTAGTGTCAAATTCATTTTTAAATTTGTCCGTTTGGCACATATTTTTACAGATACAGTGCATTAGTATGCCTTGTCCCATTTGTTATTGTTATAGTATCTTGACTTTTTTCTTATTCTAGTGTTACAACTTGGACAAAATGATCCAGGTGATTTTGTTTTTAATATCCACTTTCTTTCTGACGCACAGTAATTATGTGTCTTGTAACTTGTCATTGGCATAAGGTTACTTTTTCTTGCTCCTTTTATTAGTTTTACGTTTTTCTTTGATAGTCATTTTAACTGCTAACACTAACCTTGTAAAATTTTCTTTCTTCATTCTTGATAGTCCATTTCTTGGGTGGTCTATTCTAGTATGTATGCCATTCTTGATTAAGATAAATCTGTCAGGGTTTCTTTGAACCATTCCTTTTAACTCACCCATATACAGTTGTCGCCCTTTATCCCCCTTTGAATAATTTTCCCTTCTAACATCATTATCAATATACCATAGATGATGAATAACAAATCCTCTTAACTTAAATTTTTCATGTGTTACAAAACATTTGTTGTCAAAGAATCTGATAGCAAGTTCTTGCATAATTTTAGTTGCTTCATCACTCAACAGATTCTTTCCATGAATCATTGTCATAGTTATGTTTAAGCCATTCTTTAGAAACTCTGTAAAATTCATTCTTTAAATTTTCTACGATTTCTTCATATATTTCTGGATTACAATCTTTGTAATTATCAAGGCTGTTCCATTCTCTCATAAGTCTTTGAAATTCTTGATTCTTGTAATAATCTGCATTAGGAAAAAATAGTTTGGACATTAAGAACAGTCCTTTATTGCTTTGATGTGAGCCAATTCTAATAGTGCTGATCTATTTGCGTTAACAATTTGACCAAACAAATTAGAGTTTTCACTCAAATCAGGGTGAAGTTTTTTTGAAAAAGAGTATGCTAGGGCTGTCATGGTTTCTAATCCAACTACTAACAAATCCATATCTTTTGTGGTTTTGCCTAATGGAATCCAATTCACATTATTTTCTACAATTTTTGAAGCAACAGATTGAACGTTTGATGATACTGCTGAACCTGTTTTACAAACAAAATTCTCACCCACTTTTTTATAGTGTGCTGTTCCGTCTATACCTTGCCATTGTAGGTTGACCAATCCATTGTACTCTTTTTCATTACAGTGTATTTCTGTTTCACATTTGAAACATTTACCTACTGTGCCTTTAATTTTTGGAGGATTTGGCATATAGTATATTATAATATGATGGTTTATTTATTCATTACTTTTTTTAAATATTCAAACTTTGATACATATTTCAATCTTATTTTTTCTAAATCAAAATTAATAAAATCTATTTCATCTTGGAGTTTGTTCATTTTTTTTTCATATCTTAGATTTACGTTTACAATATTTTCTTCTATTTTTGTAATATGTGCTTCCACATTCTCAAGTTGTACTGGAAATGTTTTGATTCTTGATTGACAAAGTTTCGTGCAAAATTCCTTGTTCTTAAATTTTGTTTTAAATTCCCTATCACATACAGTACAGAATCTAGTATAATATTCAGGTTTTACTTTTGCCTGGTATCGTTTTATTTCTCTTTTATCATGAGCTCTTTTTCTTTGGGCTTCATCTTTAACATACCTACATGACACACAAAATCGTCTATTGGTATCGCCCTGATTAAATTCTGACTTGCACTTTACACACTTTATCATATAGACAATTTGGCTCATGAATAATTACTATTTTTTTGGCTTATTTATATCCTTAACCTGTTGTTCTTGCTGTTGGATATGTTGTTCCAGTTGTGCTATTTTCTGCTTTAATGCTATGATGTAATCAAGAAGGTCAATAATTGTTGGCATGATATTACTTAGAATAGATTGATTTAAACATTATGATTATTCAGCCCATATAGGTATTCTATAATTACCACCATCAACTTGAATTTTTATCCACCCTGTAATACCTGCATAAGCAGTATTGCTTGGATCAGATGTTGTTGGATTTTTTATATCTATCCAGTTTTGAATTTCTGTATCTGTTGATGTTACTACCATTCTTTCAACACTATTAACAAAGAATTGATGTTCATCACCTGATGGCACTTTATACTGTAACCCATCTGCTGTGCCATCAATTAACAGATCATTAGTTCCTGCACCGTCAAGGTAAACGTGTCCAACGTCTTGTATGCCTGTGGCTGATATTGGAACAGATGATGTGACCAATGAATCACTTATTGTTAATCTTGATGTGCCATCTACTTGAATATTAAATGTGTCAGTATCATCAATTAAATTAATAGCACCTGCTGATGAAGTTCCAAACATTGTAAATGAATCTGCTGAATTTGCACTACCTGAATTAATCTTTAACGCATTAATATCTTCTATGTCAAGATTTCCCATATCCAAATTTGCGTCAGCACTAAAACCTGAAAATGAAGTTGAGCCACTATTGGCAAGTACATAGGCTTTAATGGATTGTTGAGTTGCTAGTGCTGTATCTGAATTACTTGACATTGTATTTTCATCTAGTATAGATATTTCAGATGAATCCCCTGATCCTGACGCTGTTCTTCCTATTACTTTCATTGTTGCTATGTCCTGAATTTTAGCAAACGTGATTGAATTATTAGCTACTGACGTATCAACTACAACATTCTCATTATTGATATTTGTAGCAGTTGGTGGTGATTGTGGAATACTTCTGAATGGTGATACAGATTTGTCCTGTCTTGCCTGACCATAACTTTTTACAAGTTTGCGTCTTTGTTCAACATCTCCATCGTATGAATTAAACCGTTTTGCTTTACCCATTATGTAAACACCTTGCTTCCTTTAATCTTGCGTCTTAAACCCCCCTTGCCACCTGCTGGTTTTGTAATACTGTATTCTATTCTTTTGGCTACTAGCTTAATATTATTTGCTTCATCATTACCTGGCTTATCATCATCACTGACCAAGTTATCATTATGTAAATAAAATGAATCTCCAAACGGAACATCAAAGATTTCATCACCTGTTGATTCAATGTTAAACTCTTTATGTTTGAATTTCTCTATTTCCAAATGAGATTTTGAGGCATTAAGTAATTGATGATATGATGTTATATCAGGGAATTGCATAAAATCAGGCTCTAAGTTTCTAGTTGTATCAACTCCACTTGAAGCTAATAACGGTTTAATGAATCTGAATCCGTCCATCGTTAATGTTCTTTCTGAGCCTAACATTTCTGCCCATTGAACAGAATCACCATCACCATCTAATACTGATTTGCCTGGATTAAATCTTCCATATTTATCATATACACTTTGATATTGTACACCAAACATTTTGATATTTCTCCATTCAAATATGTTGATAACTTCCAATTCTTTAGGAGGAATTATTGTTGCTATTACTGCTGAATACCCATAAATTGGCTTCCTGCCTCTGTAAATTTTAAATCCACTTATTGGTAATCTTATGTCCTCCCAATTTTCTGAAAATCGTATAACGAAATCTTGATACACTACATTGTCTTTTGTATCTACAAACCATGCTCTAAAATTATGTTCATCATTTAATTCTGCACCTCCAGTTTTTTGAGAATACTTTAACCACATAGCAACTGCACTTATCTGTCCATAATCTTCTGCTTGTTCATGATTAAATCCCTGTAAGCCATTTGATGAGTAATTCATATTTTGAATATCTAATGTGGCAGGTTCATATCTTGTGTCACCTGATCTGTTTCCGTTACTATCAAGCACTTGACCACCACCATAGAGATCACCAACACCTTCCGTTATATTGTTAAAATTATTACATGGGAATGGAAAGCGGATAGTGAATCCAATATTATTTTTATAATAACTTGACATTGGATCAGAAGCACCTTCAAACGTATTTTGAACAATACCACCCTGTAATGATTTAAATTCTACTGCTGAATCAATATTTTTAGCAAACGTTCCTGTTCCTGATTTTGTAATGTCAGGTCTATTAACTGGATCAACTAATTTTGACCTTGTAATATTTACTTGATTTGGTATATCATTAACTAAATCAACACCATCTGTATTATCTGGCAAAGTTGTATAAGGGTGGAAGCAATCATTACCATAAGGCTCATCTTCAATACCTGTCCATGTATGTGTAGGACTTCCTGCTGTTCCAGTTATTGTATCTTTATACACTTTACCTTCATGAATTACTGCCACTTGTGCTTTGGTATTTAGTTTGTCAAAGTTGTATAATTTTCCCCATTTTATTCCACCAATAGAAGTGGTTGGCTGTACTTCAACTATCATGTTTGGAAAATCAGCCAAGTCACCTGATGGAGAATTGTCTTTAACCAATACTCTAAAACCTCTTGGGAATTTACTTCTTGTTCCATCATAAGAATAATTTGTTGCCAATGTGTCTAATTCACTGTTGCTTGTTGCTATTGCGTCAACCCAAGTTCTGAACCATTTATCCTCATTTATTACACAATTCATATCAATAAATCCTCCTGCTGTGAAAGTTGTTTTTTGAGGATCACAACCACTGTTTAACCATAAGGCGTGTTTATCATCTGTCCATTGTGAGTATTGAATAGTGTCACCAAACTCATCTCCCATATCCACCGTTGTCCAAACGTTATACCATTGAGCATTTCCTGGCTTATTACTTGATGTTGAGGAAGTATGATCAGCAGTACATCTGTAATGAGTTGGAGCAATTTTTGTTGTTGTAGATGTTTCAGGTGTGACTTTAATTCTTGCACCAATTTTATATTGAATACCGTTTGTCCATTCAGGTCTAAAAATAAAATTTAATAATTGACTATCATACTTGCTGTTCTCAATAGGCAAACTACCATGATCACCTGATCCCCATGCCAGTACATTTGTTCCAGTTGGGTTTGATAGCATACCCTCTTGTTCACCTACTTTAACCCCTGTAACAATAGAATTTTTAATTTGTTTAATTGTGGTATTATCACCTGATGGTCTTAATTTTAAATTAATCGCATTGACACTAGGAGTAAGAAAATTCAATTCATAGAAAGTTAATGCTCCACCTGCTTCAACTGCTGAACCTGCACCATCAATTAAGTCAATCCATCTATTGTAACATGAATCCTCATTAACAGCAAACTCCCAATTATTAGCATTGTAATATGGTAGTCCATTCCCATAATCAAATATGTTGTTTGGATATACAAAATCATGACCTGTCAAAGTTGGTTGTCTAGTTCCACGATTTAAATTATAAATTTGACCTACTGATAATCCAACAACATAAGAATTTTCAAAGTAAAATGGTTTTGCCATGTGTATCTGTTGGGTGTGGTATTCTATACCTAAACACTCAATGGTCAATAAAGTTCCTTCACCTTTTGTTTGTGACGGTATTATGTTAAACACTTCAAAATATCTGTCATAAGAATTACCACCCAAGTCAGTACACTGTATGCGTATTCTGTCAAACTCTGCAAATATTACTGATCCTATAACATTGTAATTTCCTGCCATTGACCTAATAATTATTGAGGCTTGATTGACTTCACCTGTTCCTGAATCTGTGAATAACGGAATAGATTTTACATCATCTGTTATGTTTGAAGTTGTTGAATAGTTATCTGTTTCATCATACCATGTAACAGTTAAACTAGAAAAGTTAGATGGCAGTTTTTATATCTCCACCTAATGCCATGAGTATAACAAAGTGAACAAGGTCTTTATTTTCCCCGATATAGTTTAATTTTATATCTCTTATGTGATAGCCATAATCTGCGTGTGGCACTACATTCCATTGTGGAGCATTGTCTAATCTTAATCCATATCTGCCTTTAGTAAATCCTGTTATTGTATTACCATCTTGGATAAACTTTGATAGTTTGTTTACAGAATTTGATGTTGCGTCATTATCAGCATTACCAATAACCCCCTCCAATGTAATGTCCAAACCGTCAATACCCATGTCTTGTAACTCATTGTTATCGGTTGCAACTGCTTCATTCTCTGGAACAGCCCTTCTAAAGTTTACACTAATATCTGAAATATATGCTCCTGCTGATGGTAATTTAGTTGTGGCATTAAAGTCAATAGTGTAAGTATCTCCTGCACCTGATTCAGTTCCATTACCATTGACTTGTACTTGCCATATTGCTGAATTGCTCAACTGAATGACCTCCTGCCATTACCTTTTGATATTGGAGCTCCTGAGGCAATAATTTGAATTGTTGCCATACCTATGTTTTCTGGGAAATTATTATTTCTAACCATGTCATAAGTATTTACCACTTGACCTTGACCACCCCTTAATCTTGGTGATGAAGTTATAATAAGATTGCTGAATCCTTGTTTAAGTTTCTGTTGATCTTCTCTGCGTCTAAATGCAAGTATCTCTTTAGTAATGTCACGTTTGAATCTAATGTCCAACATTCTTCCAGGCTTTAGTAATTCTGATATTATCCACTTTACTGCCTCCATTATAATCATAGCAAGAGCAATAACACCAAGACCTTTAGTGAATTTTTTCATAAACGTTCTAAACATAAAGCCACCTGGATCAGTTGCTATCTGTCTTACATTACCCATTTGGTTAGATGTAAAGGCGTTAATGTCAGCCATGTTTCCTTTTTCAAAAGATTTAACTTTCTTTGTAACGTCTTTTAATGATTGTTTTTCCTTCTTAATTTCATCATGATCTCCACCAACAAATTTTCCTTGTCCAGTTTCTCTTATTATTTTTTTAATCTCAACTTCAAAGTCAGGATTGGAAATTGCTGATTTATAATCGTCACTGTATAGTTCGTTAATATGGTCAGGATTTGCAGAAGTTATGTTGACATTATCCAATGCACTCTCAATCATATTTTTGATTAAGTCGGAAAAATTACCCAATTAAATTACCTACGAGATTGAATTGGTTGTCCATGTGCCAGTAATTCTTACAAAAATATCTATGCTCACTTTGCCTTCATTGGGTTTTGCAATATCGTACTCTCTCAAATAGCCTGGACATGAAAAAGTTTTAGTTGCACCTGCTACGTTCTTTGCTATAATTTTCCAAGTTTGTGATGGCATATCACCGTTGGCAGTAATTAATGTTAAATCGTTTAATGATGATAATTCAGGTGTTGATACTAACAAAGTTGCTGTAAAATAATTGTCCTCTTTACCGTAAGTAAATAATGCTCCACCGTCAGTTGTAGCAACCCTATCTTCTGGACGACCAATATGTAATGATAAGTTTGTTAACAGTATGTAATTGTTTGATCCTAATTCTAAGGTCAGTTCAGAGGCGTTAACAATTTCTGCAATTTCTCCTAGATTACCCATACAGCATTAATCTGATTATTGTGATAATAGAAGTAATTTAATAAAAAATAAAAAGAAAAGAAAAAAAATTATTCTTGGCTTCTGCTGTACTGTACAGATATGGTAGATGTTAAGAAGTGGACTGCTGTTGCTTCATTTGCTTTTGCTTCATCTAATTCTTTCTTTGCTTTGTTATATCTTACAGTTATTCTGTTGTATTCAGATTCAATAGTATTGAATTTTCTCCAAGCATCGCCTCTGGCTTTAACAGCGATAACCATTTCTTCTTGTAATTCTGGAACAGAGGCTTTTAACTCTTCTGCCAAAACTTTATTCATTAGTGCTTCGGTTTTCATATCTTACTAAAGATTACACTTCAATATATACTATACCTTTTTAACGAAAACTAAACTCTTACTAAAACTTTGAATTTGATAACTCTGCCCTTAACCCTATCACCTTTGAATTGGGAGGGTAAATCCATAATCTGTGTTACCTGTGAAGATTCTGCTAGTCTTGTAGATTCATTTCCATCTCTTAGGTCATAGTTTGTTTCTAGTTTTTCAATGATTAATTTGGTAAAATCATCTAAATCTTCCTCTGTCTTATAGCCATCTTTTGCTTCAACTACAAACAAGATTTTAATTCTAATGTCATATTCTTCACCAAGATGAACGTTGCCTTTTATGACAGCAACATCAGAAATATTGGCAACTACATCATCACTTGTTACCCATAATCGAGGCAAAGGTGGTTCTTGTATTGCTTTAGGTGACGGTGAACCTGCTTCTATTTTACGGAATTTAGTTTTATCGTTTGGAGTAGAATCCCATATTGCTGAATCAGATTTTAGTATGACAACAATTCTTTGTTTAATTGCAAATAAATCTACTGTGGTCAAAGTAAGACTTCACCAACACTCAAGGTCTTGATATTGGAATAAAATACTGTTCCCCCTCCAAGTGCGTACTTTGCTTGAATATACCATATTCCAGGATTTCTAGAAAAGATTGCTGATGAAGTTGCGAATGACCATATCCCATCTGTGCCTCCGTCATTGTTTGTTGCTGTGGCTGTATGTTCAGTTAACTCTCCATCTGGATCACGAAGAAATATTTTAATCGCTGTTACGTCATTTAAATCGATAACACTATCTGTATCGCCTGATCTTGACTTGGCTGTGCCTTTAATTATTGTTCCAATATCTTCTGATTGGATAGTGATTTCAGTTCCATTAGTCATCAGTAACTTTCATATCTCCTGAATTATAAGCACTAAATCTTGTCATATCTCCCACATCTTGTTGAGTAGATGTTATGAAGTTACTTAGATCAATCAAGGTTAATGTTAGATAGTCACCTGTGTCAAAAGAAAATGATATTAATCTAAACTGTACTGCTGTTCCTACAAGTCCAACAGTATCTGAAATATATTTTACTATACCTGTTACATAATTCTTAGAATCTGTTAGTTGTAGAATATCGTTAATGATTTTTGCAAATCCTAGAGCATTATTTCTTATTTCTGTAACATTAATGGTTTCAGATATTCTTCTAAAGAGTGAGCTATATCTAATTGATGTTCCAGTAATTCCAATGGTGTTAACAAAGTTTCTTTTTAATACACCTAATCTGTTACTGGCTTCTGTAATACCTACTGCCTGACTAAAGTTTCTGATCATATCTCTTAATCTGTCAAATGATTCTACAAGATTAACTTGGTCAGTAATATTCTTTAATCCACCAAACAATTTCTTTTGAGAATCTACTAATCCTATTGTATCTGTGGCTATTGTTTTGAATACAACCAACTGATCCATTTGATAAAATCCTGATCCATCTTCGTTTAGATAACCACCATTACCTGATTCTAATGCTAAGAAATTAACATCAGTAACAATTTTATTTATTGCTGTTTCAAATGATACGATAAATGATGTTGCTACTTTAAAGAATCCAAAGATTTTATTCTCAAGTGTGGTTAATCCTATTGTTTCAGAAAAGTTTCTAATTATTACATTTATTTGCTGTGAGGCTTCCGTTATTCCTAAGGTTGATGTGATATTTTTTAATAATAGATTAACTCTTTCAGAGGCTTCCGTAAGTCCAATATTTTCAACTATGTTCTTAATGACATAAATTAATATGAATATTTTTTCACTGGCTTCTGTGATTCCTACTGTTTCTGCGATAGTTTGGAAAATTTTACCAACTCTAACTTTGTTTTCTGTTACTCCTAGTGATTCATTGATTGTTATTTGGAGTAAATCTTGTATGTAATTACCTGATTCATCTTCAAGGTATAATGTTCCTGATCCATCTTCTAAGGCAAATTCAAATAATGATGGCTCTGCTACTATCGCTGTGTCGTGTAAACCAACTGTGTCAGTATCAATATTCTTAAAGAACGTTCTATCCCTGTTTGATGATTCATCTATGCCTACTGTTTCAGATACATTTCTTACTTGTGTTCTCAACCTGTTGAATGATTCAGTATTTCCTACTGTTTCATTTAGATTTCTTTTAATTTCAATATTATGACTGTCAGATTCAGTTAAGCCAATAGTGTCACTAAAGTTTCTGAACATTGTTCTTAACCTGTTTTTGACCTCTGTTACCCCTACTGATTCAGATAGGTTTCTGATTTGGCTTCTTATTCTATTCTTAACATCAGTCAGTCCAACGGTGTCGTCAGATTGTATTTTTAGATTCCTTACATAATTATTAGATTCAGTTAAGCCAATAGTGTTTACTGCAAAATAAAATGGTGTTTCATTAGAGTAAAATCCATCACCTGATTCTAAGAAATATGCACCATCTTGAGCTTCTAATAGTAATATATTTTGATCAGGCAAACGTGTTTCAGCTAACTCTACTGTTTCATTGTTTACTAAGATTTGAAAATCTTGACGATAGCCACCTGATGAATCTTCTAAAAAGTAACTCCCTGAATTATCTTCAAGAAGAAATTGTTCACTCAATACTTCATTTTAACATTACAGGCGTGGTCAATAAATGAATTAAGTAGAACAAACATAATATCATTGAATAGTATATAGTTAATAGTAATAAATTACCAAAATTTATCTAATCTGTAACGTTTATCAACATCACTTGGCAAATATTCCCATATATCATAATTTGATTTCTGTATTTTATCCACCTTAATTTTATGCAAATCACCTCCTAATACAGTATCATCATACTTTATGCCATTATTTTCTAATTGATTTAAATCAGTAAACTTGTGTTCAAATGGATCTATATTAAGAAAATTATACACCTCTGATATTGTTTTTTTAGGATTAGATATTAGATCATTGTATTCCATAAAGTAACAGTATTTTCTATTTTCAGGTTTGTTTAAATTCCATACACATTCAATCCATTTTCTAAATGTGCCTCTATCGCCTGTAACATATTCACATCTTTCAACTAATGAACTTGCGTTTTTTGCTATATAATTATCTATTGTGGAATATGAAAATCTGATAAAACTTGCAAGTATCTCTTTTAAATCACGAACAGGAACAATGACCTTAATATCATTTGGTGCGAATTGTTTTAACATATCAAAATTATCAGATAACCCCCACATTGAACGATCAATTATATGATTTGATTTCCAGTGAGAATAATAGTTTGGAATAATTCCCCTGGTAACATTGTTCAAAGATTCTTCATCTTGGTAGTTTTGATAAACTTCCTCATTCTTTAAAAATTGTGAGTTATTAAAACATCTTGAAACTATACTGTTTGCTGTTACAGATACGTCAGGATTTTGATTCATTAAACTGGCAAATAATGTGTTCCCTGCTCGTGGCAATCCACACAGGAAATAGTATTGTTTCATTGATAGTATGTTAATTAACTACTTTATTAACTTGGATCAGTAATTCCAGTGTTTACAAAATCAGCACTTCCTATTTCTGTCAAACCCATTCTTGACAATGCCAACTTATATGAATCCTTAAACTCTATTGCCATACTGTCCAAAAAATCATAATAGTCACTGATTGTAACAGTTATCCCCTCATTTGCTTTTTGTCTAGACAATTCAATATACTGTCTTGATTTAAATTCCGCTATGGTTGGATTAATTCCTAACTGTTCAAAATAATCCAATGCACCTCTTTGAACAGTATTACCACTTGTTAAATTTTGTACTGCTATTCTAAATGCTGACCTTATCATGTGTGATATTTCCTGATCCTCAAAATCTTTTTCTGTCCAATTTTCAGATATGTTATTGGATTTTAACATCTGATCATAAATATCTTGAAACATTCCTAACTCCCTCAACGCATTATCCATATACATTTTAGTTTGAACCATGTTTGATTCAAATTTCTTAATCTTTAACTTTGAATAATCATCTGTGTTAAATTCTATTTTTCGTAAATCAAGTTTGGATTCTTCTAGTTTAAAATGAGTTTCTTCCAATGCGGTATATCTTTTGTTTATTTGTATAATACACTGTTTCATTTTTTGTAATGGTGATGAAAATTCTTGAAGGGTTTGTAGTGTAAAACTTGCTTGGGAATGTGAATGACCTATCTGTGTTGAAGCCCTATGAAATTCAGGCAATCTGGATTTTATTTTTTCTATCTGATTATTTGTCAATGTGGTATTTTCTATATCATGTGAACAAGATAATTCAATATCACTCATACTTGATAACCTGTTCCTGCTCCATCATATCTACCTGTTCCCAAAGCTCCAAAATTACCGTTTGCTGTTCCTGCGTCAAAATCAACTTTATCAGAATCAGTTGAAAAGAAATTACCACCTAGACCACCACCTGAAAATACTGCAACACCTGTGGCTGATACACCCATTCTTGAAGCTGCTGTTCCCGACAAAGCTCCAAAACTACCGTTTGCTGTATTGTTTGAAAATGTAATTAAATCGGTATCTGATGTGTAACCACCTCCAACTTGACCTCCCACAACTAAACCTCTCCCATCACAACTTGACGCACCTGTAGTGTCCCTTCTACCTGTTGCCAAATTTCCAAAACTACCGTTTGCTGTATTGTTTGAAAAATCTATTCTATCTGAATCAGTACTGTAATTTGTTCCTGATATATTACCTCCACAAGCTGCTCCTACACCATCATTACTAGAACAAGCTGCGGCATACCTTCTACCGTTTGCCAAATTCCCAAATGCACCATTAGATGTACTGTTTGAAAATGTGATTTTATCTGAATCATTACTCATGTTAGTTGCGTCAGTAGTGCCACCACAAAAAGCACCCACTCCATCTCCGCTTGACATATTACAACTTTTTTTTCTACCTACTGCCAAAGCTCCAAAACTACCGTTTGCTGTATCGTTTGAAAAATCAACTTTATACATATTTGTTAACTGATTTCCTCCACCACCAACAGCACCCACTCCATCAGCACTTGCTACTCCAGCACTCATTTGGGATCTTGAAGCTCCCAAATTTCCAAATGATCCGTTTGCTGTATTGTTAGTAAAATCAACTTTATGAGAAACATTGGTAGTTCCCCACCCTGATACCACACCACCTGAAAAAACTCCAATTTGAGGTGCAGGGTGTGTAACATTTGCATTAGGAATAAACATAATACCCAAATTAAACATATCAAGGGGTTTACTTGTTTCAGAATATGTTTTCAAAAGTGAGCCAAACATTATGTTTACGCCTCTAGTGCGAAAACACCAAGTATGCCTGATTCATTTCCGTCAAAACAGGTCAATGTAACTATTGCATACTTACTGGCTGTTACTGTGTAAGTGTTAGATGATGGAGCAACTCCTAACCATCTTATTCCACTTGGGAATGTACAAACTCTGTCAGTTCCATCTGCTAGTATTCTTAACACTTTTGTTTTTCCTGCGGCTCTATATGCTGTTGAGAATGTTGTTGCGGCTGATATAGATATTGTTTGAAGATCATCTTCCGCAAAATTAATGTCAGTTCCAGAGGTTTCAATGTCATGTATAATATTTCTAACATTGTCAATATTATTACCTGCAACATCAACATTAGCACTAAATGTTTTAGCACCTGAAAAAGTTTGTGTTGTAGATAAATGGGCTGTGTCAGCATCTAGTTTAGCACTTGCTATTACTGTTGCGTTCCATGTTCCTGTCCCAATAGTTCCCACAGTTGTGAGTGATGTATTACCTGCTGTTGCAGATTTACTATTTATTTGAGTTTGTGCATTAGATGATAAAGTATTGATATATTGTAATTCTGCATTGGTTACACTTCCATCTGCTAGTTTTACTGCGTCTAATCCTGTTGCTACATGAACATTATCTATTGATCCATCTACATATTGATTTGAATCAACTGAATTGGCACTTAAATGAATTAAATCAATAGAACCATCTACATATTGGTCACTATCTACACTGTTAGCACTTAGATGAATCAGGTCAATAGAGCCATCAACGTATTGATTTGAATCTACACTATTAGCACTTAAATGGATTAAATCTATTGATCCGTCAACATATTGATCACTATCAATGGAATTTACACTCATGTGAGCCAAGTCAACTGATCCGTCAACTATATGTTCTGAATTAATAGAATCATCTGCTATTTTTGTTCCGTTAACAGAATCAGCAGATAAATGAACCAGGTCAATACTTGCGTCAACGTATTGGTCAGAATCTATTGAGTTTACACTCATGTGTGCAAGGTCAATACTTCCATCTGTATAGTGTTCAGAATCAATAGCATTGTCAGCAATTTTTGAAGCAACAATAGCGTCACCTGCGATATATGCAGATGCTATGGCTGTTCCTTGCCATGTTCCAGTTCCTATTGTTCCAGTTGTTACTATGCTAGATGATCCTGCAACAGGAGATAAACCTGCTTCTGCTATTGTTTGATTAATCCATTTTGAAGATGAGCTGTCATATTGTAATAATTCATTGTCCCCTACTGATGAAATTGTTGTGTCAGTTAATTGAGATATGGTTGAGGCTTTTGCGTCTATTGCTGTTTTAACTGCTTTTGCACTTGGTATTGTATCGTCACTACCTGATACTGATGAAATATCGGTGTCTAGTACACCTGATTTAAGGTTAGCCACATCAATATTGGATATGCTGTTTCCTGTTCCTTCTGCGTCAATGGTTTTATTGGTTAAAGTTGCTGTACTTGAGGCTGTGATACCACTTGCATTAATGAAAGTTGCTAGTTGAGTTATTGTTGCTTTTCTTGAGGCAGGTGTTCCAGATGGATCATCTACTATTGCTACTAAATCTTCACCTGCTACTGCGGATATTGCTCCAAGTGCAGAAATCTTAACATCAGCCATATTATTCTGTGCCTCCTAACACAATATTGATTTTTTCGGCATGAAAGATTTTTGCGTCTATTCCACCATGAGATTTAGATGGAGTATGATTAAGACGGTTTAACATCTCAAACATGGCTCTAAGGCTCATGGTTATTGATTCTCAAATGCGTGATTTACGAATACCTTCAAGGTGTCGGAACTTGTCTTTGCAAATGAAGTAAATGAAAAGACAGATAGAAGTTTAGTTGCATTTACAGGGCTTGATTTATCATGAATACAACCTTGTTCAACGTTTGCGTCATTCCAGGCACTTGCGGAATAGTTAACAGCATAAGATACTGCGTCAACTGCGTCACCTGTATTATCTGAATCACCTGTGTCATTTGTTTTAGGATATCCAGATGTGAAAACCTGTCTTGATCCTGAAATTTTAGATGATCCACTTACATCAAAGTTTGTGAATGTATCACTTTCTGCTTCTGTATATGCAGTTGTTCCCATTTCAAATCTTCCTGCTTGAAAGTTTTCATCAGTTGATGGAGTTTCTCCTGCACCTTTTTTAGCGTAAAATATTTCACCATTATTGGTTACTAAGTTATGTGTATAATCAAATTCTTTAATCATATCGACACTTCCAGATGGGCTTACTTCTGGGAATGATAAAACTCTAACAACATTATCTGCTCTTGCTTGTTCAGATAAGTATCTTGTACTGTCAGCCCAAGTTAGAAAAGATTCTGTTTTATTTTCACTAAGTCTATTGCTTAGATTCCATGATGAAGGTAATTGAAACATTATAATCTAGTATGATAATCTTTACTATATTAGAATTAATAATTAATTACCATAAACGGTAAACATCTTCTTGTCTATACCTATCATTGAAGCGTTGTACGTCATAAGATAAGCCTTCAATGCTTCTTTCTTCTATAATTCCATTGATTGTATCTGTAAACATATCCTTCCAGAATTTAGCAGTATCATTATCACCTCTTTTACCCCTGAATAGTGAGCATACATAGTAGTTTGAAGCCATTTTAATATCTGCTAGAATACTAGGCACTTTTAATGGGATTCTTTCATCATGTTGCTTTAAGATATTGTCAATATGCTGATTTGCTACTGCTCCAAAGCGATTTAGTAACTCATCATCAACTTTATCGCTATTATCAATGTTAAGTAGGTCTTTACAAGCGTTTATCCCGTAATAATTTCCTGCCATAGTGATAACTAGCTGATTTTTAAAAATAAAGGAAATAATAGATGATTAGTTTCTTTTATGTGCTATTTTCCAAGATTTTCTTAGACATTTTGTACACCCTGACGCTATTGATCCAAAAGATGATACTGCCTCTGAAAGTTGTCTTTCATTCTTTGGTTTCTTAACCATCTTCTTACATCTAGCAAAACAACATTGTCTATGTGTTTTTGTTTCAATCCAATTTCTCATAATAGGTAATAGTTTTAGTTTAATATATATTTTTAAGCAAAAATAAAAGAAAAAAGGAGGTTAATCCTTATAATTTTGGTAAAAGTGGTTATCCTCTATTGCTTTTTTTGCAATAGGTTCAGCGATAGCCTCTTGAACCTTTTTGTCCTCAACAGTTGCATAGATGTTTCCATAGGTTTTCATAAACTCAAAGTATTTGTCTAATGCTTCACTTTGATAATGTATCAAACCATCTGTTCCAAATCTTAACTCATTCTCACGTTGAATTTCTGCTTCTGTTTGTCCATTCATTCTAATGTCACAACCAAGTTGTTTCTTGTATTCATCATGATGTTGTCGATCATTACAAATTACTTGTAGGTTGATATTGAATGTAGTACTCTTGAGTTTGTCATAAGGAACTGCTTGAACGTCAGGAGTGTATATGTCCATCAAACTAAACTGATGATCATTTTCTCCTGTAGCAAAGTTTTGATAACCTACACTAAGATCATAGACTATTTTTTGAGATTTACATTCCTCAATGGCTTTTGCTATATCTCCCAATCTACCATCATACTTTACATTGTTCACTGACCAAAGTTTGAAATCTGAAATCTCAAATTCCCTGGCAGTTTGTATGTGCGTGGTTCTTGAATCCATTCCTTGTCGGCAAGTGTTGAGTTCCTTTAACATATTCATTAATACTGAATCTGTTGCAGTTGCTATTCCCTTGTTGAGTTTTTGTTCTATTTCTAGAATAATTTTTTCATCAGGAGATAATTTTGCTTTTTCAATGGCAATTTTTTCTAATGCTTCTTGATTAAGTCGTTCAATCTCTTGATCATATCTTTCGTTTGAAAGTACGTCTTTAAACTCTTTCAAATCCTCAATAGTGAATTTCTCAATTACCCCTTGCCAAGTACAATGATACTCTATTGATATTTCATCATACCAACATGATGTTCCTCTTGAATCAAATGGAACTTCTATTGTTGAAGTTTCTGCTTGTGCTAATCCTACACCTGATGTTATCAGTAATGCTAGAATTGCTGTTATTTTCCATGTCATTATGTTAGTGCGGAATGTCCCCTTATTTATAGATGAAATAAAAAAAATCAATCAGTTAAGCTGATTAAACTGTTGTAGAAACTCTAACGATAGATGTGGCATCAATAATACCTGTCATTGTTCTCCAAGTAGTGTTCACTCTAACTTGGTTGTCTTCACCAACTTCGTGCATCTTAACAGTTACATCTCTTTTGATTCCAATACCGTATGAGTGTTTTGGAACACAAATGATTGCGTTGTATGCGTTATTAGTTTGTGATTTTTCTTCAACTGCGTTAGAAACAACTAATTGAACACCCATAAATTGCTCAAGTTCTGCTTTGAGCCAAATGTCAGGTGCTGATCTAGTTGCTAATGAAGTTACGTTTGTTGAAGTAATGAGTTGTCTCCATTGTTGCGGGTGCAAAAATGCGACAGGTTTTATTCCACCTCTCAAATATCCTTGATTCTCAAGATACTCACGACCAACTGCGATTGCTGTTTCATCAAAGACCATAGCTGCTACATTACTTGAAGTAATGGTTGCTCCTGTGTCCCCTCTGATCCATAATCCAGGTGTGAGTGTTCCTTCTTTGGATTTTGTGTCCAACATATCAGTTGCTACAAAGTCTTCATAACTTGAGGCAGAGCCTTCAACAATGGCTTGTAATAAGTCAAATGGTGAATTTTCAATCTCATCAAAGTCACCTACTAAGTAAACACCTGTGATAGTGCTTGGAGTGACCTCGATTGATGTGAAGGTTTGTGTTGCTTGTGATGGAGTTGATCCAACGGTTTGTGATCCATTTGCAGGAATAGTTGTCTTGAAAAATCTTGCTCTATCCATACCTGCTTCGATACGTTTGACTTTAGCAAACTCAAATACAGGTCTAAAAGATAAACCGCCAGGAACAAGTGCTACATCAGTGTCTAAGTCCTGTGTTGCGTGTGTTCCAGATATGGCTACTGCTTCTTGTAATTGAAGTGGAGAAGCTCTGAAAGATTCAGTAACTTGTCCCATTCTATCTTTAGATTGTTTAGTGTTAATTGATCTTAAGCTTTCCAAATTAATGTCAAACTCAAATTTACCAAACTTTCTTAAAGAAGGTGCCATATTTTCTGCTACTTGTTTCCAAGTGTAAACTCCATCATCTAGATTAGAGATTTGAGCAGTAGGTTTCTTTTCTGTTAGAGCCTTTAAGGATTTTTCAATGCTAGCTAGTTTCTTCTCTGTTGCGATTGAAGCGTTGGTTTGACCAATGCTGTCAGTCTTATCAGAACCATTTGGTTGACAAACGCCAGAAGTTGCGTCTATGGAATGTCCTTCTGGACAACCTTCAACTTCTTGTTTATCTCCAACATCTGATCCATTACTGGCTAAGTCGCCAATAGTTGAATCAGCTTTTGGATCACCAAATGCAGATTCTTTTGCTACACATTTACCTTGAGATACATCAAAGCTTTGTCCCTCAGGACATTCTTTTTTGTTATCATCGTCAGCTTCTGTTTTTTTGTTACAGTCGCAAGGCATAACTAATTCAGCAAAAGGCACTATATAAGGTCTAACAATCGTGTAAGGTTTTTATTTCTCTATTGAAAAATGCTCCCTTACTATCAGCACCCTCAAATGAATCAAATAACCGTTCTGATACATTACAAAATGAATATGTTGAACCGTTTAATATTATATTCATTCCAAGTGATTCTCTGTCCCATATTACATTCCCAACAAAACTAGATGAATGAGTGAATGATCTAAATTCTGGATTGCCTACTGTATCAGATTTTTGACCACTGTTAGTTGCATCTTCAATAAGATAATGTTCTACATCTCTCCATGAATCGTCTAATATTTCTTTAAATTCAAAACTTTTCTTTTTCTTCTTTTTAATATCTGCTTTACTATGATCACCACTAAGGGCTACATCTTCATTGTTTAGTTTTTTTTTGAGTGTAGTTTATGACAATCGCCACATTCCTCAACGTGTAGATGATCCATTAGTTGATTCTTAAAGTTGATAAAGTCAGTTGTAGTTACTCCTTCAACCTTTGCTACTGCGTCAGCTTCTAACTCATGATGGTTACATTCTGCAATATATTTCTCTATAACTTTAACAGATGTTTCTGGGACACCTGGTGTTTCTGTTAATGCTAATCCTTCTGGACGTAAACCAAATGGCATGGCAAAACAATCAGATTCTCCATTACAGATTTCTTGAACATCTGTTGGTGTTGCTTCTATGCTAGTGAATAGCAGTTTGTTTCTTGCTACGTTTGCGGAGGCTTCATTGGTTATTTCCCCCTCATAATAGACAGTTTCTTGGCTTGGGTTGTAATGGAATGTAACTTGACCAATTACGTTAGTTGGATCATGTTCCCAATTAAGCGGAACAGTTACACCATCAAATCGTTCTAATTCCTGTTTAGTGTATAAATTATTATTTCTGGATATTCTTGGAATTAATGCTACACCTGTAATGTGAGCAGATTCATTAACGGAAGTATATGCTTGAAGGTTCAATAATTTATGTTGATATTAGGTATTATAAGAATTAATAGAGTGATGATGTATCTACATTCTTTCACTCTCTAGTATATACTGATTATAATATAATAAAATGAATTAAAGAAACCATTAATTAATATTATAAGCTTAATGGTGAGTAATACAATTCATACATAATATGGCTAATCCATCATCAACTGAATATAATGGCTTTTTCTTCCAACATCTTTCGCAGATAAAAGGGTAAACTCTAATCATTTCATTATACTCATCTTTAACTAATATTCCACCGTCACTATCAATGTCCTTAGTCAATTCTGACACCTCATTGGTGAATAATCATTTTGGTCTAATTCTCTTGCTATTACCCTGTCTTTGTATCTATAACAAGGAAGGATTTTAGGTGTCATTATGCGTTCATATCCTGTCTATAATATTTTCCCCATCTAGTGATGTTTAATTTCCATGCTGATATTTTTCTCATATTTGGTGTGTCTTTTTTTAACTCTGTTGAGATCATTTTGGCTCTACTAATTACTTTACAAAGGTTGTTATTCATACCTTTTTAAGCAAACAAGATCAATATAAACCCATAAGGTTAAAAAAAATTAACTAAAAATAAGTATCAAGACTTATGACGATTGCCAAAGATATTCTCAATGGTTAGTATCATACGCCAAAGATATTCTCAATGACAGCTTGATAATTAGTATATTATTATTGATAATATAAACCCATAATATTAAGAAATACCAACCTCAATGACAGGATTTAAAACCTGTGGTATGCTCACGCAATACGTCTTGGTTGGTAGCCTAAGAGGGATAACTTTTTCAGGTTATCTAGAAACACAACTCAAGTTGATTCCCTGACGGCTATATTATATGGTAAAAAATCCCTATTAAAAACCTTTTATAATTTCGTACAAAGTGAAAATAATACCCATACCTGCTATTACAATGTAGAATTTCCTATCCTTGTTTGATTGCTTTTGTTCTATGTCTTTGAAATGATGATTCAATTCATATTCCACCTTCATTAGACGTTCACATAGTCCCTCGATTTTTTCTTCAAAGGTATCTAGTTTGTCCAATATTCTTTTAGTCAAATCGTCAAACTCAGTCATTGACATTGACACCCACGTTTGGTACAAAGGGCGTGTTGAGATTCTTTGCACATCTTACATTTCCTTATTGTCTTTGCTTTTACTTCTGATATTTGTTTTAGATTATCTTTAATGAAATGCTCCTTCTTAATGTCCTGTGCGTTTTTGGCTATGGTTGCTTGTGCGTCTTGATTTGCTTGTATCTCATCATCATCAGGTAATTCCATTCCAGTGTTAACTCTTAACCATTCTCTTGATTCTGATTTGGTCATTAACCCTTGTACAGATAATTCTTTAATTTGATCAACTTGTAACTCTACAATGTTTTGTGTAGTGAAAGCAACTTTACATTCTTCCAATTCTGGATCATATCCGTTTTGGATTAGTATGTTATCAAATAATTCTACTTTTAGTTTGTTAGCCAAATAACGCTGATAACCTCTTACTCTTTTCATTACAATGTTATCTGTTGTTTCAGATGAGGCTCTGCTAGTAAAGTCACCCGTCATTATGTCGTGTGGGAATTGAGTGCCTAATTCAAACACTTTCTCCAAGTGAGTAATGTAATCAGTGTACTTACTATTCCCTGCTGTTTCAAAGAAATCTATTTCAGGCTTTATCTTTTGAACTCTCTTGTCACCTGGCTTGTATTTTTGCCATCTTACTGCTTCTTTTTCTAAGTATGGATCACTAGCACCTGGATAAGTAATTGTTGTAATTGGATAAGCGTTATTCATAATGATGGCTGACATAGCATCTTCGATTGACCACATGACTTCAATTAACGGTGGAGTTGTTCTGTTGCCTATTGTTCTTGGAATGGCTAGTGAATAAAATAATGATTTTCCCCATGCCTGTTTAGAATAGTTTGTTAAATTAAATTCGATAAATTTTCCCAGTTTACCTGCTCCCAGTTTAGCTGTTTGACCGTTGTTTGTTCTATGCTCGTAATGTTCTAACTTTCCAAACTCATCTCTTTTCTTGGCTATGATGGTTTGCATATCAACTTCCTCAACGTCTTGAATATCATTCTCATCTAATTTCTCTAAGATACTGTTGCCTGTGATTAGACAGGTAGTGACCATGTTTTCAAACTTTGTATAAAAATCAGATTGTCTTATCCAATCGTTTAGTATCTCTGTTGCTGTATCTGATTCACAAGTGACATTCATTTCTGTCCCTGTTATTAATTCTGAATAAGATGATACTGCTATTTGTAATTGTGGTGTCCTGTCGTGATACTTAATCAACTGCTCGAATGTAACTTGTATTGGTTGCTCCCTTGAAAAATCTGATCTGACTATCTTTGCTAATGGTGCTTTGGCTTCCTCAATTCTAGTTTCTTTAAAGGGATTATTCAAGCTGTGGCACCTTCAATGATTAATAATTCCTGTCTATTTAATGTTGATTCTCTAGCACCTGATTTAGATAATTCAATCTTGACATTGTATAGTCCAGGTGGTGGCAATTCATTCTCTGCTATTGCGTATGAGAATGTTCCATTGGTAGCACTTACAATGCTTCCAACTCTGTTAAAATAATCTCCCCATCTATGATTCTTTGTTAGTCTAATTGTAATTGTAAATCCTGTTAAATCTGCTTTTCTTGTAAATTTCTGATCAGAGTATAATGTCCCTGTCAGTTTGTTTGTAGTGCTAAAATCCCCTCTAAACCATTTTGGCTGATCCATTAAGAGATAAAGACCGTATGCCACTATAATGATCCACGATTATTTATTTGGTAATTAATAGAACTAATACCTGAATTAAACAATAAAGTGGACATAATGTAATATCTTATTTTTATAGATATAATAGAAATAATTAATCAGGTATTGGTAAACCACCTTTGGCTCTGAACCATTCAACTATCATATTCCTACTATAATGTAATACAGTTAACGGATCAGAATCTTTTGATTTCTTCAATGCCTTTTCTTTCTTTTCAACAGCGTCAATTATATCATCAAATGATTTGATAAACATTGTCAATAATTCTTCTTGAGTTTTTGGCACGTTATTCATAAGTCAATACCCACCCTTCACGCTTATATTTTTTGCCCTTAAATTCTTCACACTTACTACATACATGATAATCCTTAGTCACTTTTTTCCTTTGGTTGTTCCTCAATAATGGTAGTAATTACTTTGGTTGGGACAGTTTCCATATTCTTTATTGCGTCAGTAATCTTATCAATCTTGCCTTCAAACTCTTTGTATATCAGATAACCTTGATTTGATTGTTTTGCTGTTTTAACATATTCAGCATAGGTGTTAGCAAATAGCATAGCCAACTCCATCTTGCTTGACCTGCCTACTGTCTTGCCTGTTGCTTTGACAATAAACTCTTTTACACGTTCTTGATCGTTCATTCAATTACCTCTGTGTTAATTGATATTCCACTGTTGCTTTTAGGTTTATCGGTATCATTTTGATTGACTAATTTATTTGCCATAATATCGTAATGTCCATAATCAAACTCTTTCAAGTCCCAACAGCACATGATAAAGCAATCCAATACATCTGCGTTTAATTCCGTCTTATCTATTCCACCCTTCTTATCAAATTGGGCTGACCTCATCTGTGCAATTAGTTTAGTATGATTTGGGTGGATTCTTACTTTACCATTCTTGACCATCTGTGACGCATTGATAGTCATTTTACTTCTTAATGATTGTTGGTTGGCTGATTCATGATCTCTTATTTGAAGTCCAAAGTTAATGGGAAGAGCTGGTATGCCACGTTCCTCTAAATCTCTAATAAATCCAGGGTGAGCAGAATCTATCTTACAATTATCATTATACCTATGAGCCATATCTTCTATTACATCTAACATGGCACTTGGGCTTGGTCTTGGAAATTCGTTTGCTTCCGTTACATACAATAAATCATCTCGTATTTCCCCCCCTAGTACACCAAAGTTTGACGAGCCAAAAGCAGGATCACCGTAACAGCCACCCCTGCCACCTACAACGGTCAAATCATATTCTTCAATAATATTCTCTATGCCTTCAAATATATCTCCACTACCAAATCCATATTTTAAATTATACTCTCTTTCAAAACTTGGAGATTTCTTTGCTGTTGCTATGTCCTCAGGTCTAAAGACTTTGTTTAATCCTATTGTATAGTCCATCTGTTTCATTACATATCCGTTATCATCTTCATCTTCCATTCTTTCAAACAATCCTCCTGGCAAGTTGGGTGTGCTTATCAATAGTATGTGAGGATTGGTCTTTGGAATGTATCTTTCTGCTACTGTTCGTGCTTCATCTTGGTATCGTGTAGGAAAGAAATCAGCCTCATCAAGCATAACTATCTTTGGATTTAGTCCTCTTGCAGGGGATAAGTGGTTAGTTGGAAATGCTTCTATTCTACAACCGTTCAATATGCACACTGATTCCTTAGTCTTAAACTCATGCTTGAATAATGATTTCAATCTACCTACAACCTTGTTTGTTAACTCTTGATTTGCTCCTGTAATAATTACACCTGTAACATCAACTTGGGTATCTTTCCAATAATCATCTTTAAGACAGTTCCATGCTATCCATCTAATTGTCCATTCAGTAATGCCTAATCCTGTTGCCTTCTTAACCCATAACTTTCTATTGGATTCAAGTATGGTTGTTAATTCTTCCTCATAGTCAAAGTATTCTAACTTGTTTGGTAATGCTTCCCAGAATTGTTGAAAAGTTAATCCCCTGTATTCAGGAAAATCAACTAATTCATCTTCATGTTCTTTCTGCTGTTGTTCCCAAACTGGATAAATTGATACTTCCTTGTCCATGATCCTTCTGTATGATATGTTTAGTTGCTTCGTAATAAGCCGATAGGTATGGCTGAATCTCTCTAATTTCTCTTAGTATTCTTAACGCTGTATCAGGTTTACCTAAATGAACCTTCCAATAATTTTTCCATAATAACTCTTGAACCAACTCCAAGTTATCTATACGTTCCAAGTGTTGATCTACAAATCCATATTGTCCTATCTCATTCAATCGATTTAGTTTTTCAGAATCTAATTTACTTTTGACTTTATAGTAATGCTGTATTGTAATGTTAGTCCCATGTGCTGATAGATACGCAAGTGCCTCTTTTCCCTTTAATCTCATGCGTGTTGTTTGTATTACTAAAGTTTCAGTATCATTAAGCATTAGTAAATTGTTGCAAAAACTATCATTAAGTAACTAATTCTATCATAAACAACCAACGCCTCTACACTTTGTACACTTTAGCCTGTCCAGATTCTTGTTATATGTAGGTGTACTGCCTCTGCCTTTACATTGATTACACCTAGGCATTATATTCTTCCAATGTATCAGGTCGCCAAGGCTCATATTCACCATCTAAATATCCCTCACAACCGTCACAATATTTATTGTTACAGGCTGTTACTACATATCCTTCTGCGTCATACACATAATCTTCCTCATCTAGATGTTCTGACCAAACGTGACCACATCTTGCACATGGATCATCACTCCCTTCTAACATACTATCTGTTATTCCAGGTGGTAGGCTACTCATGTTTTATATCCTCATGTTTGTTCTTGTTTGCTGTCCTTGTAAATTGTTTTCCACAGTAAAAACATTTTGGGCTGTCAGAATTATATATCATTTCAAGTCCTCAATTCTACCCATTTTGATATAATCTGCTAGACATAATGGACAGTCTATTCTTTGCCATTTACTACTACATGGATCACCATAGCCACAGTCAAATCTTCCTCCACACGTTCTGCAATTATGGTCACTCATTCTTTATCTCCTTTGAAATATTCTGCTAAAATCTCCCAAAACTCTCCACCATTACTCATACCTGATTGATATACTTTGTATGCTTTTTTGGCTTCTTTGTATGTTGGTTTCATTGTTTTAATCCCTCTTTTAGATTTGCTTGGAATATATCATCAAACCATGCTTCCTTACACTTATCTGAACACCATATTTGTTCACCATGACTAGAACATGGATTGCCATATCCACAATCATATCTACCAACGCATTGATCACAGATGTGCATCATTATACATAATTCCCTGTATCAAAGCCATCTTTTTCATTCATGTCTAACCATTCATTATACATGGTTCTGTATGTTGTATTGGATTTCTTTTGAAAATCCCATGCGTCTTTAAACCAATCATCTTCATGCTTTAATTGTATTCCTTTAGGGTTTAATTGGTCTAGATATATCCTAAAGGCTTTTTCTGTAAATCCTCTTTTCATTGTGTTTCAATATCCTTTTCATAGACTTTATGACCTTGTTGGATTAGATTATCAACCCAAGTATTTTCCATAAAGTCTTTGATTTCTGCGTGATCCACTGAATAATAGTTTGTGTAATCCATTTGGATTTCTCTATATGTTATCTGTTCTCTATTAGTTTGTGTCCATGATTGATCTGTGATTCTTTCTACTTGGAACAATACATCTGGATCTTTCATAGAATCTCCATTTTGTGGCTCACCATAGTGACACATTGATACTATTGTGTATTTACCCTCTTGCCAGGATTCCACTGTCAAGTCCATATAGCCCATTGAGGCTAATTTGTAGGAATTGTGACCTTCTAAAAATATGTCTATTCCAACGCTTTTTAGGTATTGAGTAGGTTTCAATTAATTCCACCTCTCATTTTTGGCACCTATTCTACCAATGGTTTGATATTCTCCATCTAATGAATATCCTTTTTCGTCACAATTCTCTTTTAATCCATCTATGATACAATTTGATGTGAATAATAATCCACTGTTGTACCCATTATCTGCTAGTTTTAGTAATTTTTGTACTTTTTCTAACTGAATCACCATTTGTTGAGGTGTCAATTTAATCCCCTCTTTGTGAAAAAATTGTCAATGGTATAATGACCATTCTTATCTACTCTTAAAGGACTGCTGTAATTTACAAATGTCCAAGTGTTTTTAAAATGCTTTTCCATTTGTTTCAAATTACCTTTGAATCCACACTCACAATTAAGTGCTTCATCTGGGAAAATTAATCTTTTCATACCCTATATTATATTGAGATCCATATCAACGTTTTGCTTAAAAATATAAACTCTATTTAACCAATTTAATAATTTCAAATGATTCATAATATCTTTCTGGATAACCTAGTTTTAATGATCTCCATTTATTCACTACATCATAATTTTCAATATATGTTCTATGCTCTTGTGATTTATGTTGATCAATACATTGTTTTTTAATCTCAATTACATCACTAATATCTTTAAACATTCTTGGATCAAAATCGTTTGTAGTTGATATTGTTTCAAATTGATATACCTCTTTTGGTATGTTTCTTCCTGCTACTAATACTGACAACCCTATATTCTTATGGTCTTGGTGTCTTTCATTTATGCTAGTAGAATAAACAATGTCAATATTATGTTTCTTAATAAAATTTTCAATAAATGATATTGTAGTAATATCGTATGGTATCATACCATCTTTGAAATGTCCAAATTCTAATTTCATATTAATTATATCGGCACTTTTTAATGACTCTGATTTTCTAACTTCTGGATCACCTCCATGCTCACCTAAACATAATGTCAATCCAAATAAATTATCACCTGCTATATTATGCTGTGCTAACGTTCCGTAACAGCCAACTTCAAAATCATCTGGGTGAGCTCCTACTGCTAAAACGTTCATATCACTTTTAACCCCATAGAGTGTTTTAAAATGGATTTAGAGTGCTTTACAACGTTCTCAATATCAGGATTTTCTTTAATCAAATCTGCTAACTCTTTTGGAGTTTCAACAGCAAAACAATTATACCCTTCTTTCCAAATTGATCCTTCAATGTTTACCCAATCCCTATGAAATACAACTGCTGTGCCATGATGTATGGCTTCCAATGAAACATAGTCAGTTCCACCCCCATCTCTTACATATTTTGACAGGTCAATAGAAAATTTAGCAGGGTTTAATAATTTTTGTCTAGTGATCCAATCCATATCATAAGCACCTGTATTTTTTTTACCCCTTGCCCATTTATCAAAACCTAAATCTTTCAACGTATGATAAACATAAATTAGATTGCGTTTACCCCAAATCTCAATAGGTGTATCTAACATAGTATTTGCTTTACAAATAATGTCTTGATTTTTCCTCCATTCTACTCTACACATTGAAATTGCTTTTGTCTTGACTTCTGCTGTGCCTGTTGGGTAATTATAAAATGGAGTGCCTACATATTCAGCGTCAATATTATATTCTTCTTTTAAAAATTTAACAATACTTTTTCTTGGTGTTAATACACGTTTAAACGATTGATATAATTCTGATTCTTTTTTACTTGGTTCAGCAGTGTCATGAATAAATAAAGTAGGCTCTTTTAGATATTTGACACAATCATAGAAATGACTATCAAGAGAAATAATGACAGGATCAGTGAAAGTTTTTAATGCCTCTTTTGGCACATTTTGATATTTTACTCCAAATCCATAGTCCCTTGTTTTTTTTTCAAGTCTATTTGTAACTTTGAATATATGTTGCTTTGGGTAGTCACGCAAAATTAAATGTGAAGCATAAGTTATCCACCCTCCATACTTGGGAGTTGATAGATGTAAAAATTCTATTGACCTTCACCGTCTTTCATTTTTTTATATCTGTTTTGATTTCTTTCTGTCTTAACTTTTTTAATTCTGTCCAATTCCTCCTTAGGTGAAGTACATTTCCACATCTGTTGTAAACTGTAATAGACAATAGAAAATCGATATGATTCAGGTGCAAGGTATTTGATTGGTGTTACTCCATGAAGTATTCTTTGACCATCAAAGAGTGTTACAGATGAATCTGCTATCTCAAATCCAATATTATATTCAGGTAATGATAACCTGCCACCCTCAATTTTATTCTTAAATGCTATCATATTACTGAATACGTCTTTAAAATTTCCACTATCATAATGATAATTTAATTGATTATTCTTATTGATAATGCCTGACGTAAATGGAGAATTGCCTAATATCCAATCAGGTTTTACTTTTTCTGCTACTATCTTACTATGATAATCATACATTTCTGGGACATATTCTTTATACAGATCACCTAATTTATCGCCATAATCGCATACCGTCTTATGGTTCTTTGGAGATTCTCTTGCGAAACCTGCTGTGCTACAATAATCGTTTTGAAATCCTATTCTAGACATATACCCAAATATCTTGTCATAACTCTTTAAGCCTCCTGCCCTCCTGCCTTTGTTGTATTTTAAATTGATAATTGCCTCCCTTAATTCATCTACACCTTCCTTTAGTTTCATGTAAACAATTATTATTTCCCCTGTATCTTTATCCCTGATTAACGTGTTATCAGTGATTAATGTTTCATAATCTGAATCTGTTGCATTTTTTAATAAATACTCTTTTGGCTCAAATGAGCTGTTACGTTCAAGCGTGATTTGCTTCATACTCTTTGAAAAACTCCAAAACTAAATCAGTATGATTATCAACGTTTAATGCCTTCATGTGCTTGTCAAATTTTGGCATAATTGTTTCATAATCCTCGTTGCTAAAGAATAAGATCATTTGTTTGATTGTTCCGTTAAGGTAATTTTCTTGTGATAATTCTACTTTTTCTGATTCTCTATTTTCATTGTTATCAGTTGGTGGATTAATTACCTTGTCAAAATCTGCTATGTTTACTGCTAGTAAATCAGTAAAGTCATTTAATCTCCCTGCCTCATGTATCATTTTAAATTCTTCCTTATCTTTGAATGGATCATGCTCACCTCTTAACTTGTTCATTAATTGTCTTAAAATTTTCTTGTCAATGGTATCTATATCTAACACATAAGCAGGAATTGTTTCTTTTTTTAATTCCTTATACACTGTAACTCTATGCTCACCGTCAATTACTTCTAAATTTTTGTTTAAAATTACAGGTGCTAAAAATCCATATTTTTCCATTGTAGATTTGAGTGCAATCATTTGTTCAGGGGTTAGTATGTTTGGGTTTGTATCATCAAATTTAATATCATTAACTATGATATTTTGCACTGGAACATCTACAACCATATCTAAATCAGTATTTCATAAGTCATAAACCTTGTCATTGGTTTGGATCAATTCGAGGAAAAGTGATTGCTATGTTATCAGTGTAATCTCTTAGCCAACCAACTTCAATACTATGTTCACCATGAGCCTCATGAGTTGCTATTGCGTCATATAGCACTCTAGTGATCGCCTGTGTTACAAACTTCCATACCTGATCTTCTGTGTATAGTTTAAGGTCACGTTCTTGAGGCATAATAAATAATGTAAACTGCTATAATGATTAAAGATGAAATAATGTAAATCCTATTCAACGCCTAATGGCTAGTGATAGCCAACGTTTAATGATGTTATACCAAATGAATCTGCTCCACACTCTTTGTCCATATTTTACTCTGATTCTGTATATGTCCCTGTCAGATAAATCCAAGTTGGTTACTGAATAATATGCGTCCATAATATCTGCTCCATCTTTAGCACCTGATATATCATGCTTTAACCCTAGTGTATGACCTAACTCATGGATCAATACCGCATACAGATTATATGTTTTCAATATGTTAGTTGGATAAGCATTTTCAACTAGACCTTTTTTTATGGCTTTACTTCCTTTGATACCCTTGCCTTTTAAATCCCAAATGTATGAGGCATTGAATACAACTTTTCCTGACACTTTGGCTTGACCTGGATAGTATGCGTATGCCAACACTGATGGTCTATCCTTGAAATATTTATCCTCATCTTTAGTTTTAAATCTGATTTCTATATCTGCTTGAGTATTCCATGCTGACTTAAATTTCAATGGTATCTCAAAATTCCATGTTGATACTGCTAGGTTTACAGCACGTTTTAATTGTCGTTTAGATATTAATTTT